GAACTTCGAATTCCTAGACGCGTGGGAGGGCGTATAAGAAGGGCACGAAAACTATTCAAGAAGCACGCGCGTACAAAAAAGAAAACAGTTAAGGGGAAGTATACAAAAAAACGGATATTTCGTCAAAATAAGAATGTTCCAAAGTTGTAGTTAGTTATTTTATATTAGTCTCATAATTTATAAAATTATTAGACAGATATTTAGGAGATATACAAATAGTATGTTATCTCGCGACGTTTAGGTTCGTATAATCAGTCACAACTATATTTTTCTAATAGCTGCCTTGTGTTTACACGCCTGTTAAATTACTTTTCAATATTTTAAACAATATTGAATTTCATTTGCTGTAGGGATTCCTCCAATTAGTTTAACTAACGTAGCCTTTAAATGGGGTTAGTTGCCGAAAAAAATAAAAGGGTACAAAAATAAAATAAAAGAGAAAAATAAAAATACAAGAAAATACAAGAAAATACAAGAAAATACAAGAAAATACAAGAAAATACAAGAAAATACAAGAATACATTAAATAATTAAATTAAGAGACTATAGATGAATAGCTGTTCCAAAACCTTCAACGCGCTCTTCTATAAAAAGCGAACGCACAGGTCCCATCATACCATCGTCGGAACAGATACGATAGTGTACGTGTGGCTCCAACTTCCGACCGGGGGGCACCCAATATGTCTGTGGTCTCTGAACCTGTAATAGCGCAGAACCATCATCTCCTGCAACAGCTATACCAGCATTTTCAAAGTGCCCGTAAGCTTCGCGCCAATCCTTTAATGGCGCCTTTTCGTTTTGTTCTGGGTTCGCCGCCCAGTATAAGACTTTCCTGCCCTTTGGTGCTAAAATACGCACCTTAAGATCCGCCTTTTCTGGAGTACGTTCTTGTAACAGGGAACAAGGTATAACTGTCTGCCCTAAAAATGGCAAATAGGTGTCTCTTGAAACACCTACGTAAAGGGCGGCAACAGCAACTACTATGAAAAATACGCGCGAACTTAGCGAACCCTTTCCTAAGAGAGAAGAGACTATGTCCGTCTTAAAAATAGCAAATGTACCCCAGTTCAGACCAGAAAAGACTAACAAGAATAAACATACTGCAAACAGTTTCTTTTCTATTGTTTTAAACATCCTAGTTACTGCGTAGGAATTTCCCAGATTTTGGCTGATGCTGGGATCTGATCTTTATCGATTTTGTAGAGTTTTTCAAAATAGGATCTTCTCGCCTCTAGGCGAGGCACGGAGTTTTTAGCCTGGCGCGCAATATGTTTGTATAGGTCAAAATCGGGAAAACGCTCGGAATCGTCAGGATTTCTCAAAATATTCTTACCTTTTTCATCGGTAAGCCAACACCATAAAATATTATACAACTCGGATTCTGTTTCGTAGGAGACGCGCCCCTGTTCCTGTGCGACAACCTTCTGTGGTGTCTTTATTGCGGGACTATCGGGATATAGAGCATCAAACATTGACACAGCAAGGCGGCATAGATCGAACGATGGATTTGGATCTACTCGAGTCTCTTTCGAATCGTAATAAGGCGGGCAGTTGTATTGACCACCGGCGTCATTTCCGTCTTCAAAAGAGTCAGGTATCAGTAATGTATCCTTTTCATCTAAGTAGAACGATGCTCTTCCGAAATCAATAATTTTCATCAAATTACCAAAAGTGGGTACACGGTAGTAAGTTTTCGCATCTAATTTATAATATAGATACTCTTCCTCCGTTCCGCACCACATGATATTATTTGTATGAAGATCATTGTGTGTAAATCCGTAATAGTACTGTGCTACTGTTAGTGCAGAGATAACCTGAAAGAGCCAGGCTGACCAACGTTCATCTTTTGACTCCAATAATAGATCGTCGTCTGTCTCTTCTTCAATATCGAGCAGCATGTCCATCGTGTTTTCACAACGCTCGTAGAAAGTCACCTGGACTGGAAAGTTCGGTAGTTCTACATAGAACTCACAGTCGTTGTTTCTTGAGCGAGCACTGCAGCTCGAACTACTATCTGAACCACTGCTACCTGAACCACTACTGTCTGAACTGCTGCTGCCTGAACCGCTGCTGCCTGAACCACTACTGTCTGAACCGCTGTCAGATTCGCTGTCCTCCCCATCTGTTGAAGAGGTCACACTTGGTGTATTCATCTTCGTTAACTTGACAAGTGGTTCAGAAAGCATCTCGATTGGGGCATCATCGTCAGTCGAGGGGGAACCGGAATTACAAGATGACAGTGTAGACTTGGATTTGACTGACTCGCTATCTAGATTATCACATTCCAGTTCGAATTCCTCACCATCTACTACTTCTATATTCGCCTTTTTGTAAGGATCTTCGCCGACAGTCACAAGAGAAAACAGACCTGCTCTTCTGTTTTTATCAAACCATCTCTCGTTTCTCAAACTAGAATATTCGTCTGAGATATTGAAAATATATTTATCAACTCTTGCATTAAATGTGCCATAGAATCTAGTCCAGTGTGGTGACTTATGAGTCTCTACTAGGCGGGACATTGCAGCAGCACACAATGAATCTACGTATGCTTCGTTGTGCGGATTGTGAACTTTTGTTAACGTCTTTTTCCAGGTATCTCCAGGTTGGGGAAGGGTACCGTCTTCAGGCAACTGATAACTACCATCCATTGCCTCAATCGGTTCGACCAGATGTACACGTTTTACAAATAGTTCTAAATTTTTAGGTTCTTTCTCACCTTTCATCTTGGCACGCACATCTAAAAAATAACCATCTGGTTCGCCAATAACTTCAAATGATTCCATCGGTGATATTAAATTCCGACTGGATGACTCTAAAATGAGTGATAAACTAGGCAGATATTCGTTTACCTTCTCAAACTCCTCTAATTCTGTCTCAATAGACTCTTTTAGTGATATATTGCCCACTAAAGGCATTAGTTCCCGGGGTAAATCTTTACATCTAGGCAAGCCAGTCGGCGGGGGGGCGATCGACTTCTTGCCGGGTTTCTTAATTTGACGTTTGGGTGGCATCTGCTGTTTCAAGCTTCGGAAGCTGATTTCATATTAGTCCGCGGTTCTTAGCAGTTTTCAGTTTCCATTCTAGATTAGTAGAATGTCGAACCATATGCTTCCTGACCCGGTGCCTCCGTCCGGAGGAGGCAGGAAAGTTATGAATCTCAGTCTGAGAAAGTTTGACATGTCCCGAATCAAAGACGACAAAGTTGTCGTATTTATCGGTAAAAGAGATACTGGTAAATCTTTTTTGATTCGCGATCTTTTATTTCATCATCGTGGTATACCCATTGGAACTGTTATTAGTGGTACTGAGGCAGCTAACTCTTTTTACGGTTCTATTATTCCCCCCCTTTTCATCCACGAGGAATTTAATCCGATGATTATCGGCAATCTGTTAAAAAGACAGAAGACACTGGCTTTAAAGATCAAGAAGGACTTCGAAACACGTGGTACTTCTTCTGTTGACCCTAGAACATTTATGATTATGGACGATTGTATGTACGACGCTAACTGGACCCGTGACAAGTTTATTCGTAGCTTATTTATGAACGGGCGTCACTGGAAGATTCTTTATATTGTAGCTCTTCAATACTGTATGGGTATTCCCCCTGTTTTAAGAACAAATATCGATTATGTTTTCATTTTACGTGAAAATATTGTAGCTAACAGAAAGCGGCTTTATGAGCAGTTCGCAGGTATGTTTCCTGACTTCGACTCCTTTTCACAGATTATGGACCAGTGTACGGAGAACTACGAATGTTTAGTCATCGATAATAACGCAAAGTCAAATAAGATAGAGGATCAAGTCTTCTGGTACAAGGCTTCATCACATCCTAATTTCAGAATCGGAGCTCCTGAGTTCTGGGTCCCTCAGCCTGAAAATCAGGATGGCGGTGGTGAGGACTTCGATCCTAGTAAGACGGGAACACGGGCGCGTGGTCCAGTTATTCAGGTAAAGAAGTATTAGATTAGGATATAAGGTAGACCTTCGTGTTTATTATTTAATGATAACTTCAGAGCAACTACAGAACTTATCAGTAGATGAGTTTATGACGCTTTATACAGATTCAATAATTAAAAAGAAGACAGAGTCGATAATTCAGTCTGTTTTATATGAACAGTTTAACTATAAAAAAAGTATGTTAACATACGAAATTAATGATAATTCGTCACCCTATCTCGAAAAGATTATAGAAAATTTAAAAAGTCGACTTAGTATTTCCTCAATATATATAACTGATTCTAGACTCTTTATCGATTGGTCTTTGCCTTCGCCTAAATAAACATAACCCTAAAGTTAAATATAACTCTTCGAAAGTCATATTTAACTTTAAAGCCTGTACCAACCGTAGTAATACTTTTATTATTTGTAATAAAAACATTGTATTAAATAGAAATGTCTGGTAAAAATGCAGTTCCGGATGTAAGTAAAGTACCTATTCCTGAAAGTGCAGGAACCGGTAAACCTGCACCAAATGCTAAGAATATTCCCCCAAATAGTGCTGTTAGCTCTACTGGAACAGAAGCTGCTGGGCTCAATAAAGGTCCTTTCGCAAATTTAGGTGCAAATATCGAAAACCACGGCGGGTTTGATATATTAAAATTCAACATTAGCCCCGGTGCATCAGTTATTACTAATCAAGAGACACTTTCCTATATGGACGGAGGTCTCAGTACTAGTGCGACTATGGGCAGTGGTGGCATTTTTGATGCCATTTTTCGCGGTATAACGGGGGCTAGTACTTTACAAAATGCAATAGTAAATCCTACACAGAATATTCTCAAAATGGTTCTATCCCCACTCATACAGGGGTCAGTAGTACAAGTAGATATTAAACCAGGTGAGACATGGCGCTTTGCTGATAAGAGTTTTATTGCTTGCACCCCCAATATGAACGTCGGTGGTAATATTAATATTTTTAGCAATTTCCGTATGATGTTTATCGGTGAGAATTTGACCTATACAACTGTATCAGCTAATCAGGGGACAGAAGGAACCGTGTGGATCAGCGCCTATGGTGCTGTTGAAAAACACGATATTAATATGGGAACTGGGTCAACAGTACCACTTTTCATAAACAACGGTTGTTTCTTAGGGATGATCGAAAGGGATCAAACTCATAACTACTGGCAAGATTACGTAAGTGTTGGTACTGCTAATGGTCTTTTCAATGCTATGTTTACTCAGTTGGGGTGGATTATGAAGGTTCAGGAGTCTGTCCCTAGCAAAGGTCCTGCTAAATGTACTGTTTTAACACAGAGTCTAAATCCTCATAACTTTGAAAAATATATCGCTAATATTGCACAAAAGGTTGTTGAACAAAATCGTGGTGGACAAACTCAGCATTCGTATTTAACTTCTGGTGTTGGTTCAACTGCTACTAGTGCAGTTCTAGGAACCGCAGTAGTAGCTAGTGGTTCTTCTACTGGTTCTTCTACTGATCCAACTGGTACCGGATCTGTACCCGACTCTGCTCCTAAACCTACTACAGAATCCATCAATATGAACCCCTCATCTAATTCAAAACCTGCTCCTCCAGCAAATTCAAGCGGATTCGGATTTTTCTCGGCACCTGCCACTAATTCTCAGGCTATAAATATGGCTCCTTCAAGTAATTCACAACCCTCTAACTCACAACCCACTTCAGGCGGTTCACGGAAAAAACGCAAGGGTCGCAAAAGCTCTACTAGACGCCGCTAAATTAACGTTTTTATATATTTATTAAAAGAATTCATTATTTCTTTTAATATTATAGGGATGGGCAATCTTTTTGCTACAAGCAATTGGGATGCCAAAAACAGTTCTACGAATAGAAATTCGTCAAGGATTAATGAAGAGAGAGTCAAAGAACCTAATGATGTAGAGAAACGTAATAATTTAGAGAAGCATAATGAAGGGAAGAATAAACGTAATGATGAGAAACCTAATAATTTAGATAAACGTAATGAAGGGAAGAATAAACGTAATGATGAGAAACCT